AAAATTGAAAATGATACAAAAAAAGAATACTAAAATAACAACACATCTAACTATTAGTAATTACAATAAGTTTCAAGAATCTTTAACAAAAGAACAACACACAAGTAACACCTCAACAACATTATACAATAAAAGTAATAAAGTAAAAACTATTAGTAATAATGATAAATTTGATATATTTTGGTTAAAATACCCTAATAAAAAATCTAAAAAGAAAGCATTGCAAATATGGATTAATAAAAAATTAGATAAAAATTTCAATGATATAATTACAGGTTTAAATAATTATAAAAAAACAAAACAATGGATGGAAGAAAATGGAAAATATATTCCACATCCAACTACATTTTTAAATCAAGAGCGATGGAATGATGATTTTACAATAAAAGTTCCTCAAGATAATATGGAGCTAAATATTAAAAAAGAAAATATGGAGTTCAAGAAAAAATGGATAGAATTAGAAAATCAAAGCGCAAGTCCAGAGGAGGCGAAAAATATATTAGCAGGATGGAAAAACAAAAAAATGACTTAGTGAATGGATGGTGGTATCCTACTGAGTGGCAAGGAAGATGTAATAATATAAAAGTATTACATAAAAATAGAACAGATAGTGCTTCGCCAAATTATTGTAATAAATGTAGCAAGACATGGTTGAGAAAGCCAAATAATTATTCAGCAGTTAAAAATATTAGAACACAATTTGATTATTGGGATGAAGGTTGTTTACCTACTTATAAACTAGATAGAAAAATATGTCCATTATGTCAATAAAAAATTATACTACATCTGAATTGCTTGAAATAGAATTAAAAACATATATTAAAAACAAATATGGAGAAAATATGCAATATAAAGGAGAAATTATAAAAATACATCCATTAAAACCTACAAGGTATGGAAATAAATATTATAGGCGCATTGAAGTAAAATTAGATAATGGAGATTGGGTTAAAACTGACATAGTTCAGGGATTCAGGAATGCAAAAAGATGGCAAGTAGGAATTGATTATGGAGTAGGAGCAAGAGTAACAGGTATTGAATTAAAATCTAATGGAACTATAAATGCAGATTCTTATGTAAAATTTAAAAAAAATTAGTATATTATATTTAATTAGCATAAATTAAAAGGAGTAATATGGAATTAGAATTTCAACAAATAAAAACTTTTTTAGAACTATCAGAATTTGAATTACACTATAAAGCACAACCATTATCAAAATTAAATACACAAGATAAAACTGTAATTTATAATATAAATATTCCATCGGATGAAGATGTTAAAAGAAAATTAAATAGCTATAATAATCAGGTAAACATTATAAAAAATACATGCCAAGTAAATCAAAAATAAAAGGAAATAATTTTGAGCGCGAATGTGTTAATAGAGCAAAAGAAAAAGGCATTAAATCTATTAGAGCTTATGCTAGTGATGGCAGATCGCTAGGAAAAAGTTCAGAAGTAGATATAGTAATTGGTGATTGGGACATACAATGTAAAAGAAGAAAAAAAATTGCTTCTTTTTTAAATATACCTGAAGGAGCTGATGCAGTTATATTCAGGGAGGATAGTGGTAAAACATTAGTTTTATTAGATTATAACGATTTTTTAGATCACATTATTAATTGTCCTCAATAGACTGGAAAAAAAGAATTATATTAATAGACTTTCAAAAAGCAGAAAGTCAAGCACCTGTTCAAAACATAAACCTCAAAAATAAAATTGTAAAAGCTTTAAAAGTTGATTTTACTAATATAAATTTAGAACTAGAGTTTATTTACAAATTATTATCAGACAAACAAACAGTTTTAATAAAAGCTACATTAGAAGGCTATACCTTAAAAGAAATACAAAAACATTTTTATGATAGTTATAATATTATTATAAGTCAAGCTACATTATCAAGAGAACGAAACAAAATATATAAATTTATAGCTAAATTGTATCAATAATAAAAATAATATGCAAAAAAATGCTTGTAGCTCGCTATATATATATAGGAATAAGTTTTTCCTCAAACTATAAATAAATTATAATAGGTATAGATAAGAAATAAACTTTTTTTGGTTAGCTAACCCAAATAAATGAATAAAATAAAAACTAAATATTATAAAATAGATAAGCTTGTGTCTGCTGAATATAATCCACGAGAACTTACAAAAAGTCAATACGATCAGCTTAAGGATTCAATTAAAAGATTTGGATTGGTTGATCCTGCTATTGTTAATATAAATAAAAATAGAAAAAATATTATTATAGGTGGTCATCAAAGAATTAAAATAGCTAAAGATTTAGGTATAAGTGATATACCATGTATAGAGTTAGATTTAAATTACGAAAAAGAAAAAGAATTAAATATTAGATTAAATAAAAATGTTGGTCGTTGGGACTATGAAACTTTAGCCAATAATTTTGAAGTAGATGATCTTAAATTATGGGGATTTGATGAAAGCGAGCTTGATTTATTTATTGAACCTGATTTTGCAGAATTATCAGAAGAAAAAAAAGAAAAACCACCAAAAATACAAATAACATTTAAATCATTTGAAGATCAAGAAAAAGCTATAAAAGAAATAGATAAACTATTAAAAAATTATGAAGGAAGCTATTATTCTGTTTCAGGTGGTGAAATATGATTTTAAAAACATCTTCAAAAAAAGCTAATAAATATGCTATTATGAATTATCACTATTCAAAAAGATTGCCAAATATAGCATGTTCATATTCAGTATTTAATAAAAAAAATGAGTGGTGTGGTATTATAGCTTATGGATTAGGAGCTTCTCCATCTATTGGTAAACCTTATAATTTAGGGCAAGGTGAAATTTTAGAACTTGTTCGCGTTGCCTTGAATGGTAAACAAGAGTCAACATCAAAAGCAGTTGCTATTAGTATGAGATTAATTAAAAAAGATTGTCCAAGCACAAAATTATTAGTAAGCTTTGCAGATAAAGGTCAAAATCACAAAGGTATAATTTATCAGGCAACTAATTGGTATTATGTGGGACAAACTAAAACTACAGGTAAAGAATATTTTTATAAAGGTAGATGGACACATAGTAAAACTATATCAGATTTAGTAAAAAATAAAGGTTTAAAAAGAAGCAGTTTAAAATCTAAAAATAGCTCTGGAAAAATTAAATACATTTATCCATTAAATAAATTAATGAGGGAAAAATGTATCAAAATAAGTAAACCTTATTTAAAAAATATAAGCATTGATAGTTTAAAAGTAAAACAACACAACACCAATGTGAAGAAGGTGGTGCAATACCAACCTCAATGCTCCATTTAATGAATGGCAAAGGAGATAGATGGAGAGGAGGATGGAATAAAGTTTACGAAGATAACTTTAATTCAATATTTAATATGCCTAAACAAAGTAAAAAATATAAAAGAAAATCTACTAAAACAACCACTAGGAAAAAATACTAATGGAACCGAATAAAAACGGTATTAATCGGAATAAAAAAGGACAATTTGTAGTTGGAAATAATGCATCATTAGGTAAAGGCAGACCAAAAGGCAGTGTGTCAATATCAGATTTATTGCGAAAAATTGGTGAAGAAGAAGGAACAAAAGATGGTCATTATACAAAGCTTGATGTAGTAATGAGAAAAGTTTTTAATTATGCCATAGAGGGAAAAGCATGGGCTGTTCAATTTATTGCAGATAGAACGGAAGGAAAAGCACTTGAGCGAATACAAACCCAAGAAGTTGAGCCTATTAAAATCCTTGATATTGAAGGTATTGAACCTAATAAATGAAATTATATACGACGAAGAATATAAAAAAGATATTGAATCACTCAGCAAGATGGAAGACTATAGTGGCAGGGAGGAGATTTGGCAAGACGAGTCTGAGCCTGCTGTATTTATTGAGTGGATCGTTAGAGATGGGGGAGAGGCGGTGGATTATTATGCCTACATACAGACAAGGGAGGATGGTGATATTTCCAATGCTGAAGCAATTACTTGGTGGGAGACCTCACTTAAAAATTAATGAATCGGACTTATCAATTAAATTTAAAAATGGATCAGAAATAGCAATTAAAGGTGCTGATAATGAAGATAGTTTACGAGGAGTTAGTTTGTCAAGAGTTGTTCTTGATGAGTATGCATTTATGAAGCCTAATGTTTGGGAAGAAATTATATATCCATCATTAATAGATACACCTAAATCATCAGCTTTATTTATAGGAACACCTGATGGACATAATCATTTCTACGATATATTTTTAAAAGGACAAAAAAAAGATAAAGATTGGAAATCATGGCAATTTAAAACTATTGATGGTGGATTTGTTCCTGAAGAAGAAATTAACAAAGCTAAAACAACTATGGACGAAAAAACATTTAGGCAAGAATTTGAAGCTACATTTGAATCATCAGGTAATAAAGTAGCATATAATTTTGATCGTAATAAACATATTAAACAAGCTAACGAATTAGGGCATATAAAATGGGCTGGAATAGATTTCAATGTTGACTATATGAGTGCATCAGCTTGTTCTGAATATACTGATAGCACTTTGCACTACTATGATGAAATTAGATTAAAAAATAGCAATACAGATGAAATGGCACAAGCTATTAAAAATAAATGGAAAAATATAAAAGATATATACCCTGATCCATCAGGCACTGCAAGAAGCACTACATCTTCAGAATCTGATTTTGATATATTGAGAGCTTATGGATTTAATGTTATAGCTCATAAAAAAGCACCTACTCACAGAGATAGAATATCAGCATTAAATTTTAAATTAAAAGATGCTACAGGTAGAGTTAAAATGACAGTTGATCCACAATGTGTCGAATTGATAAAAGATTTAGAATTATGCAGTAGGGATAAAAATGGCGGTATAGATAAAACAGATATTAACAGAACACATGCTTTAGATTCTGCTACCTATGGCTTACATTATAGGCATCCTGTTAGAAAACCAATTACGAGGACTTATAGCTTATGATACAATTTGGAAATGCAAGGCAAGTTATTGAAGATACACTTAAAAAATATAAAGGCGATACGATTGATAAATTTTTTAAAGAACGAACTATGGCAATAGATTACTATACTTACAATAATACAAATAAATATATAGAAAATAAATTTATAGGTTCAATACAAAATGAAGTTGATATTTACACATCTAAAATTACAAAAAGACTTATTGACAGAATAAGTTTAGTATATAAAAAATCGCCAATAAGAAATATTAAAACAGATAGTTATTTTGAATATATACAAAAAAAAGATTTCCAACTTAAAAAAATTGAAAGGATTCACAACTTATTAGGAACAATAGCAGTCCGAATAAAAATGGATAATACAGGTTTATGTTATGATCCTATTTTAGAATTTGAGCCTATATTTTCAAAAGATGATTACATTAATCCATCTGCTATAATTTATTGTTTAGGACATCCTGATGGATCAAGAGGAGATGTGCGCGATATGAAGTATGTGTATTGGTCAAATGAAGAGCATTTTGTTTTTGATCATACAGGTGCAATTACTTATGAAGAAGGAAATGAAAATGGCGAAAATCCTTATGGTATAATGCCATTTGTTTTTTTGCATAATGATACAATAGATAATTTTTGGACTACTGGAGAAGGTTTTGATATAGCTGAAACAAATAAACAAATTGATCAACAATTAACACAATTAGCATTTAAGTTGCGAATGTCTGATGGCATTTTAGCATGTAATGGCAGAGTAGATGCTAAAAATATACAGATAGGTTTAAATAAATTATCAGTTATTGAAGATGGAAACATGTATTCTGTAAATCCACAAACTAATATACAGGCAA